AGAAACGCAGCACATAGTTATTTTTGAAGGTAGGGACGCTGCGGGGAAGGGTGGCACGATAAAACGATTCATGGAGCACCTAAACCCTCGCTACGCTAGAGTTGTTGCTTTGGACAAGCCTACGGAGCTTGAAAGAAAAGAATGGTATTGGAGTCGTTATATTCGAGAATTCCCTAGGGCTGGAGAGATTACTTTTTGGGATCGGTCTTGGTATAACAGAGCCGGGGTTGAGCCAGTTATGGGGTTTTGTACCTCTGAGCAAACGAATCATTTTTATCGAGAATGCTCAAGACTGGAAAAAATATGGACTCAAGCAGACATCCAAATAATCAAATTTTGGTTTTCAGTTAGCAAGGCTGAGCAAACTAGACGATTTAAAGAGCGAGAGCTGCACCCTTTAAAGCTTGGCAAATTAAGCCCGATTGACATTGCCAGTCAAACGCTTTGGGAGGAATACACCAAAGCCAAAAATCGGATGTTTAAGCAGTCCAATACCAAGGAATGCCCTTGGGTCCAAGTGAAGTCCGATTGCAAGCGTAGCGCACGAATAGCGTCAATGCAGTACGTTTTATTGAAAAATGACTATCCTGAGCGTAACCTTGTAAATATTGGGACAATTAATCCCGAAATACTAAAAAACATTTAGGACCAATATGATCTATTTTCTTTACCCTTTTATGGCTTTAATCAACTTTTTGGCAACGGTTGCAGCCTATATTCTTGCTCCAGTGCTGCCTTTGCTTGCAGAGCAGCGAGACGGCTGGCTGGACAATGGTTCGGTTTGGGGTAGGGGACCTAGACTTCCGACTTGGTTAAATTGGTTTATGACCCCGGATAACAGCCTTGACGGGGATGCCACTTTCCAGCAAATTAATGGTAGAAGCTACTGGAGCAAAGTAAAATGGCTTTGGAGGAATCCGGCTTATAGCTGCGGACTGCGTTATTTGAATAACCCCTACTTGACTTCGTTCAAAGGGAATAACCTGATAAAGGACAACGACAATGCGATTTCAGGTTGGTTACTCGTTAACGCTAATGGACTATTTCAATTTGTCGCTATTGTTCCTGTTGGTTTCAGTCGCTGCATTATGGTTAATCTCGGTTGGAATATTAGGGCTTTGGTCGATGATAATGTCCAGCCTAAGCCTCTTGCGTACCAAGCTACGTTCGCTTTTACACCGTTCCGAATAAGCGGGTTCCGTTAACGCTTCGATTTTCCAACGATTTTTTTTCGCATTTCGCTTTCAAACTCGTAGTCTTCTCGACACCAGTTATCGCAAAAAGCTCGGTCATGAAGCTGGGCATTGCAGGACAAACAGTATCCAGTGGTTTTATGTTGCCTTGGATACCGTTGCTGCTTCTTTTCTTCTATCCTATCGTAGATAGCGTCCATATCAAGACCGGGAAAATGCTTTGTCATGCCAGTCCTGAAAGGAATTCCTCAGCTTCTGCGTTTCTGCGCCTTAGAAGTCCAGCCATGTGCTTACCTCCCGCCATGTCCCACTTTTCAAATTCGGCAGCAGCTCCATGAATATCGCCAGCGTTTACCTTCTTGAGAAGGGTTGAAGCAGCGAAGTTACCTGCACCAACGTTGAATACGAAGTCCACAAGAGCGTCAAATTCCTCTTGGGTAATATCCCCCGTAACTTTTGTGTTAACGGCTACAGCAGCCTTTTTAACGTCTTGCATGAGCAATTCTTCGGCTTGCTCTTGGGTAATTATGAGCCCCGGATGAACGTCAGGACCTGTATGTCCGTATCCAATGGTCCAAGGATCCCCGCCAGTGCCGGGATCGGGATAAGCAGTAAGCTTCAAACCTTCAAAAGATTCGGTAAGGTGAGCTCCGTTTTTTGAATATTCCATCATTTACTTAGTGAGTCGTATTGTTCGTAACAGGCTTGGAGAGCTGATCTGAGTTTGTCTGCTCGGGCAGCTTCCCCGATAAGAAACTCTCCATCCTCGGCATAAAGGGTTGCCCCAGTTCCACACGTTGAAGCGTTGGTGGCTTCAGATTTGGGTCTGCTGGGACGGTTCCGCAGCTCGACAAGAGCATTGGCAAGCCGAGTATTAATAGCGTTGATTTGGTCATTTTTGTCCTTTTCAATTTTGTCTGCTGCTGCTTGGTGTTCATCTTTAAGCTTTTGAGTCTCAAGCACTTGATCGGCTTTATATCGATCAAAGCGAGAAGCTTCAAAACTGTAGCCAAGATACCAAGAAAATGTCAGCGCAGCCAGTGCTGCAGCCATTTTGACGTAACTAAGGATTGGCAACGGAAACATTATTGATCTTCAGTTTTTTGAGTGGCAGCTTTGGCTCCAATCATTACTCCTGAACCACCAAGAAGCGTACCAAATCCTAAGCCAAGCTGAGAAAAATCAATGTCTTTGCCATGCAAAACGTGAATGATTGCAATAGCCAAAAAGCCAAAAAGAGAAGCAAGAGCGCATACACGAGCAGCGCAATAAGTCTCGTTGTCATCTTCGGTCAGGATGTCTTTAAATAGCTTCATTTTGTGGTCGTAATCTTGTCTGAGCCTTTGGTGACGGTTACTTTGTCTCCGTCTACCGTTACGGACATTGGAGGCTCTTTGTCAGCCAAGTGATCGAGTCTTTGAATGAGTTGCTGGATAACTTGAAACTCAGGACGTTCTTCTTTTTCAGTGGTCCCTGAAACAGAGTTCATCATGTTGATAATTGCCATGATTGCACCGCCAGCCATACCAATAACGGCAGCGATTTTGGAAGTGTCCAAGAAAATGCTGGCTGCTACGCTAATGACAATGATTGCTGTAATGTATGCAAGACCATGCTTGCCAATCGATTTGCCAGCAACTTCTTTGGCAGTTTCAATATAAGATTGCTCAGCCATAATTAACCTCTTTTTTTGGCAACAGTCTTTTTTGCTGCTGGCTTTTTTGCTGCAGTTTTTGCTGCAGGTTTTGTCACTTTGGCAGCTACTTTTCTTGTAGTTGCTTTTTTAACAGTCGGTTTACGTTTAGGTTCGGCAGAGTCTACAACGGCTACAGTCTCTACGGGTCTAGGTCTTAGTAGTGCTGCGATCTGCTTAAACATTATTTATCCACCTTCGTATCAAGTTTGTCGAGTATTTTGTCCAGCTTTTGAAATATTTGATTGGTAACGCTTTGGAAATCTTCACGCTTAACGTAATGATCTGAGACCTTTACCTCAAGACTGTTGATTTGTCTTGCAAGAGTGGATTGGTCCCCAATGATTTTGTCTTGATTTTTAGATAGTTCTTTTGACCACCAGCCAATAACTCCCGAGGCTGCAGTGGCTAAAATGGCTATAGCTGCGACTATTGCTGACCAATCCATGACGCTTACTCCGCAGCAGGTGTTTCGGCTTCTGCTTCAGCAGCTTTAGCCTTAGTTTTTGTTGATGCTGGAGCTTCTTCAACAACAGGAGCTTCAACGGCAGAAACGCTGGCTTCGATCTCATCAATCAAATTACGGATTTCTTGACGAACTTCTGAAGACGCATTGATGAGGAATTGTTTAATAGAAAACATGGTCTATCCCTTATTCTGTAGGGGTTGTAGGGTCAGCAGGTGTTTCGTTTGCTGCTGTTTGTTTTGCTGCTTCTTGAGCCATTTGAAGGGCTTGAATTTGAGGAATTGCTTGAATTTTGATCTTGTTAACAGTTTCCTCAATTAGCTCCATTGGGAGCTTACGCAAGCCAGCAACAACAGCTTCTACTTCATTAATTTCCAACGTTAGATTAATGCTCATTTTTTTCCTTTTTAGATTACAGGTTTTTTGGGGGGTGCTGGAAGTGCTGCAACAAAAGATTCTGCACTTGACGGCAAAGTCCCCGCTTCTATTGTATATGCCTCTGACCAATAATTGTCACGCCATTCAATCAAAGCTTCAGCTTCAGCCTTAAATTGTGCATTTGTAGAATTTGCATAAGAAGCTGCCATTGCCAATGAGTCATAACCCCAAGATTTAGCAATTTCATCAAGGTTTTTTTGAGCAGCAAATTCATATTGAACAATAATTTGCTCATTTGTCAATGAAGGTGGATCAATAAGAATTGGATTTCCCTTCTTGTCAGATTGAATTATTTTCCCGCTTGATTGACCGGAAATTAAATCTTGCCATTGTTGATCTGTAATTTCTACTGCGTTTTCAGGAATATTTTCATGGATAAAGCTATCCATAAAAGTAATTGGGTTTGAAATAAAATATTTAGTCATAATTTTTCCTTAGTATCCTAAAGCAAACCAATAAAAAGTAATTGGGAAAGAATTGCCCAATAAAAATGTTGTATACCAAGCTGTTGTTGGCGTATAAGTATAAGCAACAACTTGACGATTTTGTGTATCTCCCCCGTATGGGGTTGCAGATAAAGTTAAACAGTTGTTTGGGAAAGCAATCGGAAAGGTAATAGAACCATTGCCAGCAGCCATTCCAGAGGAAGTAGCAATTCCCCACTGAAAAATTAAACCGTTAGGTAATTTTTGATAGCCAGTCGCTGTTAAAGAGGCTGGAAAATCTGTTGGAGCTACAGGAGTGTAACCAAGAGCGTTTATTACGTCTGTTGCATTTAATGAAATAGCTCCGGTTCGTCCATTAAAGCTTGAAACTTGAGCAGAGTTAGCATATTTAATATTAAGGCTATCTCCATAAACAATCGATGTACCGCCCTGAGGAATATTTACACCTCCTCCTGAAGCAGTTTTAACGGTTAATGTATAAGCTCCTGAAGTAGCATTTGCAATTACCCAAGTTTGCTCAAAAGTAGGAAGAATAACCGTTGAATTTGCAGTCAATGTTCCTGAAAAATTTAAAATAGGATAGGCTGCTTGGATATTTGTTAAAGTTGTTGTAGTGCTTGTTAATGTAATACCAAGACCTTTATCAAAACCAAAAGGAACCCATCCTGCAGTGACTCCATTTGTATCGGGATTTGAGCTATTGTTTTCAATATTACTTACCCAAAATCCATTAAATGTAGCACTTTGAATTACTGCTCCTTTTGGATAACCTCCAACTTGAGAAGCAAAAGTAGCATCAAACGGAAAAAATCCTCCAGCCTCTTGCCATTGTTGAATGGAAGTAATTTCATTCAAAATACCATTAAAGTCTGCCCCAAAAGGAGGAACTCCTCCCGAACTAAGTGGCTGAAATGTAAGGGGAGGAAAGCCATCCGTTAAAGAGGCTTTACCATTAGTAATGCCGATTTGAGAAGCCGTTGGAATAGTGTTTTTATAGCTTGATCCTGCTGCATAAGCAAAAGGAAGTGGAATTTTTGAAGGAATGTTGGAGCTTTGCATGGTTAATCCTATTAATAAGTTACTGAAACGGCAACGCCAGCAGGTCTAGGGAATACTCCCGAATTTTCTACAATAGCCAGTTGCAAGGCATTGGGTATAAAGTTGAAATGATAAGTGAATCCTTGGTTCAAAGTATCAATTACATACGCCACACCATAAGGGCTTCCTGAAATAGATTGCCCAAAGAATTTTTGAAGCAACTGATTAATTTGAGGAACTGACAAATTGCCAATATTGACCGCAGCTTTAATCAGGATCAACTGTCTATAAACGTCATCCGATAAATAATAGGTCGTTGTAGAGGCAACTGAAGTGTAAAACGGAGCCTGTCCAAAAGGCTGAGGACCTGTGGTCGCATAGCCTGAAAGATAGGCTTCTTCAAAACCTAAATAATTAGGGGATCCGGGAATTTGCAAATATCTAGGAACGTTGACAATCGCCCCCCAAATATCTAATCCAGTGCCAACGGCTGTATATACATCCCAAATATTTAAATAAAAATTAGCAATATCAGCAGAAGGATCAACTGCACTATTGTAAGCACTAAGCAGACCGTCAATCGTTGGAGAATCACAATATTGACTTAAAAGAGTTTGATCCCAATTTTGCATGATTAAACCAATACCACCGCAATATTAGAGGCTGAAAGTGTTGGCAACTGATCGATTCCAAAAGCAATCGATAACGTGCTTGGACTGGCAGACAGTCCCAAATAAACTTCAATTACATTAACTGCAGAGCTAATAGCATTGATGTTTGCATAATAGCGACCTGAATATGTTGTTGAGTTAATGGTAACTGCAGTACCCCCATCTTGCCCATTAAATGATGCCAAAACAGCATTTTGCACAAGCTGAATAATGTTTGAAGGCAACAATGGATTATTTTGAATATTTACTGTGAAATATGCAGGAGTTGATGTTGGAGTCAAATAAGTGACTGTATAAGGAATTGGGGTGGCATAGCTTGTGTCATATACCGTAACTGTTGTATTTCCGTTATATCCACATCCGGGAGGCTTTTTATTCCAAATAGCTGTTGCAATAGCAGAGGACGAACCACCAGCTACGCTAACGCAAATAGAGTGCGCTGCTAATGGATAACTGGTTGATCCATAGTTTACGGTTGAATTTGTTGAATTATCAACAACAACGGCTTGCAAAACGTTAGGAACCGCCAAAACTGCAGCTTGAATAGATTGGATCGAATTAACTGCATTTACGGCAACGCTGGCTTGTCTACGCAATTCAAAAGCTGCACGAGATTCAACAGCATTTCCTAGTGCGCCAGCAGTCGGATTGGATACAGTATTCCACCCAGCAACGGCTGTATATATCTTATTTAAAGATCCAATAGGACAAGCAATCGCCCCAGTAGTTTGATTTTGAAATTGAACCGTTACGCTTCCACTTGAAGGAATAGTTGCAGCAGCAGTTGAAGCGTATAAATAACCGCTAGAGTCTTGAGCAATAGATCCTGCGGGGATAACAGTACCTACCGCACCTACGCAAGTTGCGTTTACAACGGTTCCCGCAGCTTGAATGCGAGTCATAAAATAAATGTAACCAATAGCATCTTGCCAAATACCTGAAGCAAAAGCTGGATTTACTTGATTGGCAATATAAGCAATTTGATTATTTTTATCGCCAATAATTGCTGTTTCAGTTTGCGCTAATTGACCTTGTGGAGTTGTAAGACCGGGATTTACCCCGCCACCAAAAGCTGCGTTAATGTCCGCTTGAACTCCAGCAAGAATATCAGCTTCTGCTGGCAAGACAGGTGCGCCATTAGTCCATGTAATTGACGGTACGTTAGTGCTCATTTATCCTCCGAAAGCCACATTATTAGTGACTCCATCCGTATCTATAATTTGAATTTGTCCAGCCAAAGAACGATTTTGGAAGGACGTAAAAGTTGCTTGCGCTGCTGCTACGTCAGGAACGGTTAATGCTGAATCCTGAAGTTTCTCAGCAACATACTGTAAAGGAGGAAACTCTCCAAGAATTTGCTGCCAATAGGGAATACCCTGAGTAGTGTCATACCAGCATTCACCTAAAAATGTTCTAGTAACCGAAGCTACGTCTTGTGCGATTGAATAAGGTGCTCCAGCTAAAGCTATGTTTCCGTTGAGATCTAAAACAAGATCCCAAGCAGTCTGATCGAGCAGCAAAGTATTGTGAATTATCGTCATACTGGAGTTCCTGTTTGACCGCCACCTGTTTGTACGCCACCATGTTTATGAGTATGCAAGCTAGTACCGCTTGCCGTTACGTCTCCCGGTGTTGTAATGTTACCAGCAAACGCTGCATCACCTGATCCTGAAATCTGAGTAATTGGTCCATTTAGCTGTATTGCTGCTGAATTTACTCTAAATACGGACGAAGCGTCTACCGTTACAGTAGGAGCAGTTAAATGCACCAAAGTTGTTGCTGTAGCATCAATTTCAGGAGCTGTAATATTTACCTTAACTGGAGAGTGAATGATAATTCCCGAGCTATTAAATTGAACATATTGAGTGGGGGCAGACCCAATAATTGTCATCAAATAAACCATGTCGGACATATCATTTTTGCGATTTGATCCGGGTGCTGCAACTGCGCCAGTGCTTTTTACGGTTGAAATATCTCTATCGCAAACCGTTCCGATTCCAATATCTCCGACAACTGGATCAAGAATGATTCCGTTTGCCCCACCTTGAATACGCATATAAGGCACGTTATGAATGATGCCATGCTCCCATGCTTGACCATTTCCATCTACGGAGCTAACCAATGGTTGAACGTCTACAGTCCCAATAGGGGATAGACCGCCATTATTTGTAACTGCCACCACTTTTACGGGAATGGCAGTTCTAAGACCTGATAAAGCTGATCGGACAATAAAATCCATGCGCCCCACGTCTGAGGCATTATCTGCGGGGACGTGGTTAGTCTGAATAGGTTGGTTAGTTGACTGGGACATTGATCGCAGGGCTTAATTTAGAGGTTGTAAACCAAGGACCGTCAGGAGTCAAAGTGCTTAATTCATGAGTGGCAAATTGAACCGGAAATTGTCCGTTTGCTTTTGGCAATCCCGAAGTAAGGTTTATTGTCCTGCCAATGGCAATAATTGGGTTAAATTCGGATCTAACAGTAAAACCAGCTTCCCAGTAATACGGGTATCCAATGAGTCCAGTTTCAGGGCTCAAATCTACTACGATGTCGTCTCTAGTGCCACCATTAGGGAAAATCGTTACGGCATTGTTTTCAATAATCAACGGAAAAGACGCAGCACGAGCTACGGTTTGAATCTGATCTATCAATGATCCTGAAAGATATTGATTTTGAACTACGGCATGAGCACTGTTTGGGTTATTAAAAGCCCAATCGGAACCCAAAAGATTTGTCAAAGAGGAAATAATGTCTTCTGCATTTTGAGCTCCTTTATATGTATTTGGAGCTGACGGAGCTGCTTTGTTGTAATAGCCAGCCACTGCAGCGCATACAAAACTCACCTCGGGAAGATTTGACAGATCAATAAAGCTAGAAATTAAAGTGCCTGAAAATACCTGATTTAAGGTCCCGCCTTGATCTCCCGCTTCTACAGTGACAGCTTGATTTTGAACGGCTACCATGTTTGATCCAGTGCTTGAATACTGATTCATCTGATCTAAGGTCATTCCATAGACTTGCAGTTGAAGCTGCCCAAAAGCGTTATTTCCACCCGGATTTGTAATCACCGCAGAGCAACGCAAACCTTCAAGAACCAAAGGCTCAGCATCTGCGCTTGAAAATGTCAAATTGATCTGACGGACTGCGAATGTCATGATTGATAAATTAATTGATAACGAGAACCCAATCCAGTGTAATACGGATCATTAGTTCCCTGAGTGTCAAAAAATGCAAGCTGACCTGAAAAACCATAATACTTTTCACGAATTAAGCCTACTAAATTAAGGCAAAGAACTGAATTTACGCAAGGATTATTGTTAACCGTCATGCTGAAATAAAGCCCGTTATTTTTTTGAGCCAAACTAATAGCGCAGCTTTGTCCGTTTAATTGAATGGTGAACTTTTGAGCAGCAACTGCAGTAATAGGAATAAATTGAATGGTCATAGTATTGCTGGATTTAAACCAGTCGCTCCTCGTGCGTTAGGATTAATAGACCCAAAATTTCCGGTTGGCACTTTAGTTGGAGAGAGCTGACCAAGACTTGTGCTACTTGCTCCTGAAGGATCAGCCGTAGGAACGGTTGGTTGTTGAGCAATTCTGATCTCTTGAAACCATAATTGAGCAATCAATAAAGTTGCACCCTGACGAGCTTCTCTACGATAGTCAACATGAATCAAGTTGCAGCTTTTATAAGTTGTATTTGGAGTAACGACACTGCAAAGAGTCAAAGAACTCAAAAGCTTTTCAATCGCTGCTAGAAACGCTTCCTTGCTCATTTTCCCGTTACCGCTACACGATACTGTCACCCGGCAGTCAAAAGGCAGTGCGACCTTGTTATAGCTTGAAAAACTGCCTTCTTCAAGAGGATAAGTCGGTATTTTTCTTTCCTCTCGATATTCAAAATCGATAAAAGAGTCCGGGCTAAGTAAAGCAGATCCGTTTTCGTCAACAATTCCCCAAGTCGTGCCAAATAAATTAAGAGGAAGTATTTCCCCCACAATCGTTAAAGCTGCTGCAACAAATTGAGAATTATTGCTTCTCGCTAGGGCAGGTACTCCGGGTAATGCTGGGACGTTAGGATAAGGAATATTTGGCATTATCTATTTCCTTGTACGCCTAAATTAATTAATGAGTTATTTTGTAATGCTCCACGCAATCCATTGGCAACGCCATTCGCATCGGTAGCTTGAGTATTTACGTTGATTGTGTTGATGTTGGTCTGCACGTTAGTTCCTACACCACCGCCAGCACCAACTGGAGCCGTTGCCTTAGCTCCGACCATGCCTTCATGAGCAGACATTGCTTGCTGCACTGCAGCCAACTCGCCCATGCTCAAAGGTTTATTTGGATCAATGCCAGTCTTTTTAGCAACGTCCGCAATATACGCATTCGTGTTGGCAGCACCATTTTCTCCAGCAGGAGACCACTTTCCGACAATCTTGGAAATAGTATTGTTGCCACCTTTTGCATAGCTCATGAGCAATGAAGCCATTGCGTCCTGACCTGTTTTTAGATCAGGGAAAACGGCAAAACGTCCATCGCTACCAGTTGCGCCATGTTTACGAGCAAAATCACCGTACTCAATATTGCCGGGATTGTTGTTTCGCATATTGCGAGGAAGACCTGCAGCTCCACCGCCTTTTCCTGAAGCTTGATCTTGAGCTGCATGAATCTTGGCTATTTCAGCATCCTCACCTTTGTTTAAGCCTTCACTATGGAATAGCAATGCAGCAGCTCCAAATAGCTTAGAAAACGCTGCTGTGAGACCTTCTCCAACGGAAACGCCAACAATCTTTAAAGAAGACAATGCGCTCTGCAAAGTTAAAGCTGCGCCACCAATTAAAGTCAACTGAGAAAGGAATCCGTCCAACTTTTTGTCGGCATTCACAAAGCCCTCAAAAAAAGCTGTACCGCCTTGTAGAGTTGCGCTTAAAGCCGGATATAGCTCATCCATAAGGGCATTTTTTGCCTTGGAAAATGCTTGACTGGTTTCAGCCCATTGCTGCTGAAGTTTTTGAGCATTTTTGGTATTTTGTTCGGTTACGCCTGAAAGCTTATATTGTTCGTCATAAAGCTTATGAACTGCGTCAGCACCTTGGGAAAGGACCATATAGGTCTCTTTGTTCATACCTAGCTGTTGAGCTAATGTAAGGGTAAGCTGCTCACCGTTTTGTTCTTTGAATTTTTTCAAAGCATCGGCAAGTTTGTAAATATCAACAGTGCCTTTATTGATGTCTACTGCAGCCAGTGCTCCCAATCGTGCCAATGGGGTAAGAATTGCAGCGTCACCCAGCTTAATGCCAGCAATACCTTGCTGCATCGCTTGAATGGATGATTGGAAAGTTTCAGCGTCACCGCCTACTGTTTTTAAAACACCGCCCCAAGCATCAAGCTCTCGGGCAGACATTTGGAATAGTTGAGCATTTCGACCAAGTGCTGCATTGGTCGTTGTCATTTGCTGAGCAAAGTTCGTAAAACCTTTTATGCCGACAAAAGCGACTCCAAGTGAGACTAGGGCATTCCGAGCTTTTTCAAAGCCGTCACCGATGTTTTTGGAGCCTTGCTGGGTATTTTTAGCCGTCTTTTGGGCTTGCTCGTCAAACTTGCGAAGTTCCTCTACGGACTTCTTTTGAGAAGCATCAAACTTGGATGTATCTAATCCAAGCTCAATTAATAAACTGTCTATGACC